AACCCCAAAGATACCGTTAGTATTAAATTCGCTACAGTGGCAGATGCTAAAGCTACAGTATCAAAAGTTAAAAAAATCAAAAAACCATACGCTAGAAAAATACAGATACTCACAGTTGGTGAGCAAAGAGCAAAAATAATGGGAAAATCAAAGGTAGCTGAAGTATTCAAAAAGGGTAAAGAATCAATAAGGAAGTCACATGGCAAGAGTTAGGCAGTTTGCAAATGATTTGGGGATAAGCAAGAATAAAGCACAGAACTTAATTAACAAAGGTCGAAGTCGCAAAGACGGAGGATCGCAAATCTTGGAGAACGTAATGAAACCAATAAAAGCAAAAAAAGGTAAATCAGTAGAAACACCAAAGAAAAAACCAAACAGAATGTATAGCAATGATCCACAGTCTGCTAAGAAAACAACTGTTCAAAAATTAAAAACTATGGGTGTTTTAGAGAAAAAAGATAAAACTGGAAAAGATAAAACTGAAATTATAAATGAAGATTTCAGTAAGAAAGTCATGGAAGCAAACAAAAAAAACAAGGGTGGCTTTCCAGATTTAACTGGTGATGGAAAAGTAACGAAAAAAGATATTCTTAAAGGTCGTGGTGTTAAAGGTTTTGCTCGTGGTGGCGGTATGGCTATCCAAGGATTAGGCTTTAAAGGAGTTAAGTAAGTGGATTACGATGGTTTTGATGATGGTTATGGAGACCCTAGCGACTATGGTATGACGCAGTCCGACTTTGATACGGCTACGTCAATAGGTCAAGCGGTAGGATCTGGTAACGAAGATAGTATAGCACAAGCTATAGCTAATTCCATAGCTCAACCACAGGTTGGTCAAAACAGATCAAATGTAATAGGAACATCAAACTATGATCCTCAGTATGCAGCTGCATTACAAATAAGCAGGGGTCTTAATCCTGGAGTTAATACTGGTGGATTAGATGTACCTTCTTATCTACAACCACAACTTACAGGGCCTGTAGCTTCTGATTTTAAAGGTTCCTTTAATTTAGAACCTAAATATTATTCTCCTGTAGAAAGATTTATGCAGACAACTTTATCGGATATTGCTCAGTCCGGTCCTGGAATTGTGGGTCTTGTAGGAAGAGGATTAGATTCACTTTTTGGTGGCATTGATTTTTTAAATAATAGTAAAGCTGGTAGTACAGTTGAAGAAGAAGTAGTTAAAGAAGAACAAAAACAAAATCAAATGACTGATCCTAACTTTAATCCAATTTCAAATACTACAATAGGAATAGAAGATTTAGATCCAGCTTTCATGGATGTAGACAGAACAAAGTCTAAAGATGCAGGTGCTTCATTAGCTGTAGATCCAAATCTTTCTCCAGATTTTGTTTCTCGTATGAGATCTATAGATGCTCTTCCTGCTTATAGTGCAGTGCCTCAACCAGTGATGGTAAATCAAATTCAAAGAGACATTGCAAAAAGCAGGGGTATTTTTGATTTACCACAAGCAGCTGATCTTCAAAATAATCAAATAGCTGCAGGAAGTAGCACTGGTCAGACTTTATCATCTGGCCCTATGAGCGGAGGTTATACATTATCTCCAATAACATCTACAGGTAGCGTAAGAGAAAAAACTGTACAAGGTCCAGAAAAAGCACCAGAAAAAGCACCTCCTGGTTATGTAGATATTGTTATGTCAGAAGATATATCACCTAGATTTGCAGGTACTAATATGTCTATATACGGAGGCAAAGGCCCTGGTGAGTCATTTAAACCTAAAAGTGAGTTAGAAGCTCAAGCCGCTATAGACGCTGGTTTTTCTTTAGCACCATTTACTCCGATGTTTGAAAAAACTTTTAATCCAAGAGACTACACAAAAGATCTTACTCCACTAGGGGTTAATTTACCTGCAGCTGAATTTAGGTTTAATCGTCAGCCAGAAGTTGCAACAAGATTTAAAATATCTGATTTACCTCGTGAAGTACAAGAAATAGTTGGTTTAAGATCTAATTTAGATTATGATAGATCTTTTCCTTTACAAACTATATTAGATTCTAGAAGATCAGTTGACAAAGGTGAGTTTTCTCAAAAAGAAATGGGTGATTTTTTAGCTGGTTTTAGTAGATAATGTACATAACAGATTTTTTAAATAAATATAAAAGAGACTTGAATAATAGAATTGATGATATAAGTATTTCATTGACTAGTGGTAGTGCATCTGATATTGGTCAATATAAAGCAATGGTAGGCGAAATACAGGGATTAACCTACGCATTGGAACATGTACAAACCCTGCTAAAGAAGGTGGATGATGAGTCTGATAGTACCAGAATACGTTCTAGCACAGAGGAACGCTAAAAAGAAAGCCGAAGAAGAAGCAAAAAAACTCAAATTAACAGAAAGAATACCACAGCCAACGGGTTGGCGAATATTAGTTATGCCTTATCTTGGTAAAGAAAAGACTGAAGGTGGTGTTTATGTTCCAGATCCAGTAAGAGAAAGAGAAGCGAGAGCCACAGTTACAGCATATGTAGCTAAAGTGGGACCTTTGGCATATAAAGATATTGACAAATTTGGAGAAGACGGAGCTTGGTGTAAAGAAGGCGACTGGGTTTGCATTGGTCGTTACGCTGGGTCACGTTTCCAGATAGAAGGTGGGGAAGTTCGAATAATCAATGACGATGAAGTCATTGCAACCATTGTCGATCCTGACGACATCAAATCATACGGAGCCTAGTATGCAAGAAGAAAATGTAAAAGTTGAAGAACTTGAAGAAGCTGGACAAGAGATAGAGCTTCCAGAGGAGGAAGATTCAAAAGCAGAATCTACAATAGAAACTAAACAAGAAGAAAAAGCCGAGGTTGAAGATCCTTCGAAAGAAGAGTCTGATGAATTAGAGAATTATTCTGATTCTGTGAAAAAAAGAATATCTAAACTAACAAGTAAGTTTAGAGAAGAAGAAAGACAACGACAAGCAGCAATCGAATATGCTGAAGCTGTTAAAAAACAAAATGAAGAACTTCAGTCTAAGCTAAATAAGTTAGACACAACTTATGTTGGTGAGTTTGATTCAAGAGTTCAGTCTCAGTCTTTAGCAGCAAAAGAAGCTTACAGGAAAGCCGTAGAAGAAAATGATGTTGATGCTATGTACGAAGCACAACAAAATATTTCTCGTATTGCTTTAGAAGAGGCAAGGCTTGCTCAGATAAAAGCTCAGAGAGAAGAACAAGCAAAAGTAGCAGAAACAAACATTGCACAACCTCAAGCACAACAACCTCAAGCACAACCAAAGCCAGACCCAAAAGCAGAGCAGTGGGCGGAGAAAAACACATGGTTTGGACAAGATCAGACGATGACTTATGCTGCTTTTGGCTTACATAAGCAATTAATTGAGGAAGAGGGGTTTGACCCAAACTCAGATGAGTACTATAATGAACTAGATAATAGGATTAGATCAGAGTTTCCACATAAATTCCAGGAAGCTCAGAAAAAGTCTAATAGTCCCAGAGTCGCCTCTGCTGGGACAACGGCTTCAAAGTCGTCATCACCAAAGGGACGCAGAACAGTCAAGTTGACTGCTTCGCAGATTGCTATTGCGAAACGGCTGAATGTTCCGCTTGAAGAATATGCTAAATATGTGAAGGAGTAAAAACATGGCAGACAAAAGAATATCACGAGAGAATGAGTCTCGTGCAAAGACCCCGGCAAGAAGAAAACCGTGGGCACCCTCATCAAAGCTGGCAATGCCAGAAGCACCCGCTGGGTACAAACATCGTTGGATCAGAACTCATTTAAGAGGTGAAGATGATAAAACGAATATGCACTCAAGACTTCGGGAAGGCTGGGAACCAGTAAGGGCGGATGAGTATCCAGATTCTGGAGACATGTATCCAACCATTGAAGAGGGTAAGAATGCAGGGGTAATCGGTCAAGGTGGTTTAATGCTTGCTCGAATACCAGAAGAAACGGTA